TAGTTTTATCATGCTAAGAATTGATTTGCTTTAGAGATTGCAACAGATTCTTTTTCCGGTTGGAGCATTTTGTTAAATTCTGAACTTGTAACCATATCAGCTATACCGTCCATTACTTTTGTGTTTGTAACAACTGCCTTATCACGTGAACGTTCTACAGCCGCCTTTTTCTTTTCCATTGAAGTACGTCCAGGTCCTACTCCTTTTTTCTCCCAGGCTTTCATAAAATGTCTCTTAAGCTGTTTAATCATTGATTCGTCATCTAAGTCAACTTTAAGACTTTTGGTCTCTTCTTCGTATGCTTCTAAGGCTTCTGGGTCTGTTATGTCGAAAGGTTTGGAGAAGGTAGTCTGGTATTTTTTAGGATCTTTGGATATAATAGTATCTAAGTATTGAAGAATTCCTTCACCACCTCTTTGTGCTGCTTTATTGAAGTCGTTAATTTTCTTATCAAATTCTCCACCACGTAAATTAGACACAAGTACAAAATTTTTACCTAATAAGTCTCTGTACTTGTCAACAAGATTGTAAGCCTGCTGCCAGGTAGAAAAAACTGCTGATTTAGGAATGGCTCGTGAACGTTCAAAATTAGAAATAAAAGAAATAATAGGATGAGTGTAAACCATTACTACAAAGACGTCGTATCCTTCATCTTGTATTTTGCTTATAGTTTCTATATCTCTACCAGTAGTATCCCATATGAATGATTTTTTTGCTTCTACGGCCGCTAGTACATCTTTCTTAACCATAGGGGCTGCAGCACCAAGATTATTAAACATAGGACTTTCTGGGTCTTCTACGTATTTATCAGGATTATACTGAGTGATATTTTTGGTGTTTATTTTATTAAGTATATAAGACTTACCAGCACCGGCACCACCGGCCATAATTAGAGCCTTAGGTTTTCCTTCTTGTTCTAATAGTATTTGAGTTAGTTTCATAGTTTAAGGACTGTGCTATATTTTGTATAAATAGGCTCAGTATCGGGGTTCTCAAGGTTGTATAATTTACGAATAAGTTGGAAGAGTTCAAAGTTTTCTTCTATGTCGTCTATGACTTTTAGTTCCCATCCTTTACCTTGAATACGTCCTTTTTGTTTTGATGGACCCCTTTTAGAGGACTTTAACCAAAGTATTCCAGTTCTTTCAATTTCTATACCTTTAGCTTCTCCTAGAGCTTTTGCGTAAGAGGCCAGTTGTAAGTCATAAGACTTATGTAGAGAGTTAGAAGTTTTAAAATCTATTAACCAAGTCTCGCCGTCAAGTTTACATACTAAATCGGCTGTACCGGCATAACGGTATTCATCTGAATATACGAATTCTTCTGTAGAGATTAATTCCGGTTTATGGGTAGTCCAGAAGTCAACGAATTTATTAATCATCTCCCAAACCTTTTCGTTGTACTTGGCGTTTCCGTAATCGTCCATCCAGTGCAATTCTTCTCCATTAAGTAAGGTCTCTATAGCTTCATGTACCTGGGTACCTTCTTTACCTGCCCGTCTCATAATTAAGTCGGCATTATGGCCAACATCTTTAAGCCAAGTTTCAAAGAATTTATTCTTTGGCATGTACTGAAGGATAGTAGTAACGGAGGGGTAGTAGACTCCTTCACTTCTTTGATATACTCTTCTATCTAAAAAATTAATCTGTTTAAGTTCACCGTCAAATTGTAGACGGTTTTTACTATGTTCTTTTAGGACGTTTGTTCCTACATTTATCATAATGACATTTTATATTTTAAGAGCAAAGAGAGATCAAGTCTTTGAGCTTTTTGTATTAGGTTAGTAAAACCGGTAAAGCCCATCTCGCTTGGGTCTTTATCTTTAAGTTCGACCAGGTAAACGTTCTTACCCATGTCTAGTAATTGCTCAGAATATGAGAGAGCTTGTTTCTTAGCATCTCCATCTAAGGCTATGTATATGTCTTCGCTACCGGCAGAAACTATTTTTTTAAGTAGTGCTTGAGGTAAACTTTTACCAAGGATAGGTATTGCATTTCTACGTACGGCCATAGCATCAAAAACTCCTTCTACAAGTACAACAGGTTGGTTCCAGTTTATTTGATTCTCGAATGCTACTATATCTTTTGATGCTTCCGGGTTTTTGTACTTAATCCAACTATCCTCGTAAGTACGAGCGACAAAAAAGTTTAGGTTATTATTTTCGTCATAAGAAGGTATAACTATACGGCCAGTATATTCTCCTTTATCGCAAAATCCAATATTATATCGAAGTATGTCTAAATCAGATATACCTCTTTTATGTAAATAGTTCCTTAACTTTCTACCCATAATCGAAGTAGGAGATAGATCATTTATAGAACGAAATTCTTTAGGAAGAGAGACGGAGGTTTCCTGAATATAGAAAGAGGTATCGCCTTTATGTACGTACTTTAAAATCTCTTGAGCTTGCTCTTTTGAATATTTAAGCTGGTATAGTAAGGACTTTATAGTACGTCCTCTAGTTCTACAGACCCAACATTCCCAGGGGTTCTTACCTTCAGAGTCTGTACCTAGTTTGATCTCCAGCTTCATTTTTTTATGCTTGCAGAAAGGGCAATAAAAGGCGTGGTTATCTCTAGCTCTTTTTTGACTTTTGCCTAGGACATTTTCTAGGGCTCCCAGTAATATAGAGTAATTTTGCATATAACTAATTTACGTACGTATTAGAAGATACGTTGTTTATAGACGAAAGGCAACTATTCTATTTCTCTAATTTCAACTACTAAATCTTTTTTGCCTACTAAGAGTCTATGGTAAACATTTCTTGGAATAAACTGTAGTTTACCTTTTTTAAGCGGTACAGGTAACTCGTTGTCTTGCTGATAGCACCAATCTGTATCATTTAATGGAATGACTAATCTGTGTTCTCTATCTCGATGCCATACCATTTCATCTTGTGAGGAATCTTTAGGAAAAGTTCTAATAATCCTAGAACCAATTCTCTCTTGAAAGAAAGGATAGATATCAGACTTAGGGACAAGGCGTAAATGTACCTTTACCAAAAACCTGGATAGTTTTTGCTTCCACCAAGAGATTTCCAATAACGGCCAATTCTGCATGCCCAATAACCAGGTTTAGTTTTATCTTTTTTTCCTTTACAGTTGTGACGGTCAGCAAATGCTTTTCTTCTTTTAGGATCATCTAACTTTACTGCTAAATTACCGCCTCCGTCTTTAGCACCGAAAGAAACTTTTTTAATATTTTTTGTTTTAGGATCCTTAACATAAACGTAAAACTTCTTACTACCGCCTCTTTTAGGTTTATTAAGGTCAACGTTTTTGCCTTGGTATTCGGCTTCATCTAACATCGGGAGGTCTAAAGGAATTTGATTACCTTCAAATATACCGTACTCACCTATATCTGTATCATTAAGTATATCTATATCAGCCTGTATAAGATCTATTTTTCCCTTAGAATATAAAGCTCTGGCTTCAGAAAATAAATTTACAAACTCTTTAGAAGAATATCTGTAAATATTTTCATGCAATGCTAAACCATGCTTTATGTGGTAATCAATACCTGGGGTTGTATTTAAAACTTCTACTAATTTAATCATTAAAAATCACGAGAATAAAATTTAGCAAGAATATTATCGTTTATATATTCTTCATTATTTTCCAAAACTTCATATATAAATAGATACTTACATTCAAAGTATGTTAGATGCTTTTTATTATCTACAAATTTAAGAATTTCTCTCTTAAAGTTCGACTTTTTTTCCTTTTTAACTAATTCCTTTATTTCAGTCTGGGAGCCGTAATAGGTTTTCCAGTCAGATTCCTTTATGACTTTCTTCTTAGCCGGTGGACGGCCTCCAATACCTTTAGCTTTTCTCTCTTCTTTAAGAGCTATAAGTTCTTTTTTACCTAACCGAACATTTCGTTCAAAATAAAGTACTTTCTTTCCTATATATTTTCTACTAGAAGGGAGGTGAGTAACTTGGTAAATAAAACCGTACGTACCGTCAGGCATCTCATCGATGCTATTTACAACCTCATTTTTATATAACCACATATTTTATATATCGAATTTTACAACAAATGTCATATCGTTTGTTTTAGATTTAGGAATGGGCTGTCCTAACTTAGCTACTGCCACAAGTTCTGTTGCATCATTGTACAATCCTATAGTAGTAACATAAGGAGCAAACTCACTACCTGTAATATTATTTTTTGGTACTCCACCTGAGTAAGAAAGTGATCCGGATAAGTTGTCTACTGGTTGGCAAGCGGAAGGATTTGGAGTAGAATTAAATTCAGAAGATTTTATTTTGCAGTAATTATTAGAGGTAAAAACAGGAACTGTAGATTCCCATTCTAGTGAACTTGATTCAAAGGTATCTATTATAGCCTGGTTGGTAAGGGTCAAAAGTCCGTGCTTGTAAAAAACGTTACCTAAAAAATTGTTATTGTCAATACTTCCAGTAAGACTATCTGGAATATTAGAGCCTGATAAATTACCGTTTTTGTCGTCAGTTAATTCAAAAGATTCTGAGACGGCATTTATAGCGTTGGAGTTAGTTAAAGATCCATCTGCTTCTGAGGTAGTTCCGTGTGAGGCAATTCTAACTACACTAAACCCGGCGGGGCAGTACCGGTTGGTGCCATTGAAAGTAGAGGATAGAGAAGAGTTGCTAAATAAAACAGAATTATTTCTTAAAATTCTCTCTGTACCAAATAAGCTAGGATTTGACTCTGGATAATCCCCTATCGCATCGTCGGGATCTGAGGCGTCTCTTCCGGGATTTTCGAATTCGTATACACTTATGTTAATGAGTGATAAGGTTACAGAACCTGGTTTCAGGTAACTACCTACCTTGGTCTTAGGTATGGAAATAATAGATGAAGTAGTAGGTAGAATTCTAGAGCCTGAGTTTAGAGAGGATTCTACGTAGTGTACGTAAGACCCAGATCGTATATTAGAAGTAGATTCATTAAAATTATTATAATAGAGATGATTTATACTTCTATAGTCTAAAGATTGAGAATAAGCAGAATTAGAAGGATAAATTAAAGAACCAGAATTAAAGAGAGCAGTTTTCAATTCTATACCATTAGATAAAAAGGAAGAACTAGCCACTGTAAAATTCTTGTGTGAATTATAAACAGAGATGTAACTGTCAGCTGTATTAAATTTTTTAAAAGCACTCATAACTATAAATATCAAATATCAAGTTTAATTTCAAAGGTCATATCAGTATCAGTAGATTTAGGTATAGGCTGTCCTAATTTACCTACTGCAACCAACTCATTAAAATCGTTGTAAAGCCCGACAGTAGTAACGTAAGGGGTAAATTCACTACCTGTTAGGTTACTGGCTATAGTACCGTTTTCCCCAGTAATCGTAGTGGGATTCGTTGAATAATTCAATTCTTCATCTCTTACTTTACATTTTACATTTAAGGTATAAATAGATTGAAGAGAATTCCAATTAAAGTCCAATGAAAAAGGGTCTATAAAATAACTTACTGTTGATTCTGCTGTAAATATGGCAAGACCGTGGGGGTATATAACGTTACCGACAAAATCACCAACTTCTAAATCAAACAAAGTACCAGATTCAAGTTTTAATCTTCCTTCCCCATCGTCCTTAATAGTACCGTCCCCGTTTCCTTCGTCAACTACATAGGCTCCTCCTGCTTCTACAGTATCAAGAACATAATCTGACTGATCCACGATATAAAGACCAAGACCTGAAAGAGAAAAAGTAACGGTGCTTGGTTTTAAGCCTTCACCGACTGAAGCTCTAGGGTAAGAAACTACGGCTGCATTAGTAAGAAGATTTCTCGATCCGGATGTAAATAGAGATGATTGAAGGTAATTTTCAAACGACCCTGTTATAGTCGATTTATCATTAACAAAATTAGAAAAGTATAGCTGTTTTATACTCCGGTACTGCAGGTTTGCTATAGAATCTTGCTGATCAGGCTGAAGTATCGGTAACGGACCTGAGGTACTTTCTAAAAATTGAACTCCGTACGTAGAGGTCTCACTACTATCACTAAAAGCTTTAGATGCTAAGTGATGCGTAGTATAAACATCTCTACGATCGAGTTTTTTGAAGG